TGGCGAATTACGCGTGACCAAGACATAGGCCTGACCATCTGGGAGGGCGAAGAGCGGCGAGGTCATGAGCCGGGCGTGAGCCCTGACTGCACGAGTCCAATGTGGGACCGCGTTAGCGCACGACCGAATCACTGATTCGGACGCCTCAACCACATAGGATCGGCCCAAAGACCGATCCCACCCACTGACGTCAGTCGAAATGACTTCCGGCATGGTCTGGACAACCTCGTTGTAAAACTCTTCATTCATCGAATCGGAGAAACCAATCCCGACAACAGCATCAGAGTGAGGGTATTGTGACTTGAGGACCGTGATCGGCGTGGAAAATATCACACGCTCAACCAGTTGGTCTACAAGAGAGCAACCCTGGACGATGCGCCACGCACCGCTAGACACCTTCCTAGGAGGGTGGAGTTCTGACTTGATAAACGGCAAAGCTGGGTCACGGAGACCAGCTTGGACTGCCTCGAGTGGAGTAATCTCAACGCTCTGAGTATCAAACAAAACTCGCAGTCTCCACACTGCAGCGGTAACGATTTCGTCCCCGAATCTTTCGAGGGCGATCTTGTTACTTGCAGCGCAGAGTTTGAGCGGAAAACCTGGGGAACTGTCGGGTTTAACCGACGAGCATGCCCTGACTACCGCCCTACGCAAAGACTGTGAGGAAGCTTCAATAAGGTCTGGGTGTAACTCCCAAGACCCTATGTGGACTTCCCCTTTGCTTTGCCCTGCTCCTGCCGGACGTTCTGCTGTTGCCCCGCCAACTGCTTTGGTGAGAGCCCGGGCTGTTTCCCCCTGCTTCGTCGGCGGGTAACAGTACCCACCGAGCTCTGCGAAGACGACGATGTCATCTGGGATCTCAGCACCGGACTTTCCTGGCGGACTTGAAGAAGGTCTAATTGGGATTGTACCGACGATAGGCAAGCCATAATGGCTTCCATCTGCCGGTACGATGAGTGCTCGAATGTCGAGGGCTGTGATTCCTGTGGGCTCACAGCCAGCCCCCTCCGAAAATCCGATTTCTCAGGATATTCTTCAGGGAACTATCGTCAGACTCGTAGTCTGCCCAAAAGCGTGCGCCGTCTCTAGGCTCGAAAACGGTGTAGTGGCCACGTGCATCCACGGCTCCACAACCGAAACGAGTCAGAAAACGACGATCCTTCTTCTTGTGGCTTTGGATAAAATCGTG